TGCCAATCCATTTGGAAGCGGTCAAAATAAGCTACATTCCCGTTTTCGTCTAAACCTATTATAACTGTCCAATCGACCGACTTTGCCAGATCAATTCCATAAGCTACTACGGGCATTGTTGTTACTGGGTGTATGCACTTTCGTATGTGTTGGCTTCCGAAAGGGTTTGCTGCGTTCTCAGCAGGGTTTGCCATATACTCTTGCTCAAATACAACCTCTGGTAATTGCCTACGGGCATCGTCTATCTCTTGTGGGTCAATGTATGGGTTATCGTATGTAGTAAACTTAAAGCTTTGCCAATCTGGTTCTGCTTTGCTAAACAAACTAAAGAAGTAGTTTTTACCTTTTGGGGTGCTTAAGAATATTGCTTTCCCCTTGTAGTCCGTTAAAGTAGGTCTTATTGAGTTGAGCCACCCATCTTCAAGGTTAGGTATAAAGGAAGCCTCGTCTACTATTACCAGGTTAAACTTGCGCCCTCTTAAGTTGTCTAATCGCTCCCCTGTAAAGAACTCTACCTTGCCACCATTAGGGAAGCTGATATTCAAGTCCGATTTGTTATTAGGGAAGGGAAGGCTATTGCATAGCTTCTCAAAAAATACCTTTGCCAATTTGTAGGTAGGGGTTATGTAAGCAACCTGACCGCCTTTTATTGCGGTTGTAATACATTTTATCTGGCTTAACTCCGATTTGCCGAACCTTCGCCCACACATAACAACAATGTACCTGGCTTCGCAGTCAAGTATCTTCTTTTGGTTTATATGTCCGTTCGGTAGTTCTATCCGCATTAAAGAATTGTCTTGCCGTCTACAAATACTATCTCAATCCTATTATCTGTTTGTATATCCATTTGTTCCTTAGGCTTACCATAAACACGAGTAAGCAAGGTTTCTAAACTATAAAGGCTGCCCTTCTCTAAGCTCTTACGCATAGCTGCTGCAATCGTCTTTTCAAGTATTGTTGCCTTCGGGTTATCCCATACTGTTTTAAGTTCCTCTAAGTCCATTGACATCATAGCTTGGATAGTATCGTTTATCTCAGCAAGTTTATAGCCTTGCTCTTTAAGTAGGCTTACATATTTACGAGGTCTGCCGTTTGGGTTACCTGATTGTCCTGGTTTGAATGGTATTAAGTGTTCTTTGCTCATTCTGTTACGCTTCTGTTATTGAGCGGTAGGGTGGTATTGCACCCCTTCTCTTACCTGGAATGGTAAGCGCATTACTTTTATGCTTCTACCGCTTGTTGTCTTTCCTGCAAAGTTACTTTCTTTCCTTTGTACATACCTGCACCTAATTCATCAATTTTGCTGAAAGGTAGTATAGGAACTGTAATTTCACAAGTTTTATTTATTAAATATATATATCTAATTTGGAAGCCGTCAAGCATTTTACCGCCATTTTGCTTTATCCAATTAGTACCGCTTTTGCCGTTGCTTTCTTTTGTTCTATGTGCCGAACTTGTTAAGCTGCATACAACTTCTCCGTTTGGCATTTGGTAAGTACTTGTATTTTTATTTACTCCAATTAGCTTAAAGCCACTTGCTCTATAAATTGTTCCGTCTCCGCATAAGTTTCCGTCACTAAAACTTAATATCCATTTTATATGCGGTGCGTTCTTTTTAATTAATTTAATAGTAATTGCTATGCATCTACTTTCCGAATATTTAGGCAGGTATTCATCAAAAGCCATTCTATTAAGTTCTATTACCTCATTCCATTTAGTGTCCTTTACATAATGAATAACCTTTGCTTTTACCATTGGACTTCCGTAACTCAATACTCCGTGTAGCTTTCCGTCTAAAAAGCATCCAAAGTGCAGTGTGCTATTAGGCACTACCTTACCGCTATAATGGTTTTGCTTTACAAACTCATTAGCAATCTTTGCAGGTATAACCTTTACTATTATTTCTTTTGCTCTGCCCATTGCATTATGATTAAATATAAAGCGTTTCCGTTTGAGTTTTCGTTGCCCATAGTTTCTGCGTACTTATACTCTTCAGTACCTTTTATTTCGTCTATTGCGTTCTTTATTTGTGTAGCCTGTTCGTCTGCCAATGTAAAAGTCATTTGTTGGAATGGTGCTTTATCCCCGTCAGGTAAGCTAAAATTTTCGCCTAAATCTTCTACATCAGAAAAGCCAGGTATATCTAACCCCCACTCTTCTAATTGGTCGCTATCCCAATTATTAGCAAGGTCGCTCCAATCCCATTCGCCATAGCCTACGTTGTCTTTAACTATAAATTCCTTTTGTTGCTGCTCGGTTAATTCACTTGCCTTAATGATAGGTATCTCTTTAAGTCCTGCTTCCTTACAAGCCTTTAATCTCATATTGCCACCAAGCACTACCATATCATCATTTACAACAATAGGTCTTAGGTTTAGCATTTGAGGGAACTCGTTAATTGACTTTACGAGCTTTGCAAACTTATCATCCTTGATTATTCTGGGGTTGTTAGGGTTTGCCTTTACTGTGTTGATTGGTACGTTTTGTATCATAGTATTCCGTTTATTATATCGTTTGCTTCGTCTATTGCGTCTTCTTGGTCTAAGTAAGTATCTACGTCTGCTATGTGCTTATTGATTAAAGTTTCTGCCATTGCATAGGTGTAGTGTCCAATGGTGGTCATATCATCTCCGTTTTTACCCGTCTTACATACCGCAAGGAAGTAAGCTTTATGCGTAAGGAGTAGCCATATAGCGTTTAGTTTTCTCATCTGCCTTGACCTCTATAAGCTTTCTCTCTTGGCGTATGCTTGTTAAAGGACTTCTTTGCAGACCCTCTTTTGCGTTTGCCAAATTGAATTTTGTTTTTATTCTCGTTACCTTTTGCCATTGGGTATATTTTTTAAGTGTATCTCTTTTAAAAACTCTTTATATTGTTTCTTGTCTCCGTATTCTATGTGGCACTTCCTACACAAACCCATAAGGTTTTCTATTACATCTGCCTTTTTGTTGCCACCCATTCCCCTTGCCTCAATATGATGTACATCTACCGCTTGTGAGCCACACACTTCGCAAGGAATAAAGTCCGTTTTTTTATACCCCATTCCCTGCAAATATATTTGTGTGTGTTTCTGCATACTTTCCCCATTAAATTTTCCGTTGATTAATAATTAAAAAATTTAAGTATGCAAATTATTTATTGTCTATTTCTTTTAACTTATTGATTGCCCATTCAATCCCACTTGTACCGCCCCAGGCGTCAAACATTAACCCACCACAACCTTCGCTATATGGAACGTCTTTATGTTGTTGGTGTCTTTTAAACGAAGCCATACGTGCAATAGTATCTCTACTAATTGGCTCACGATTTGCCAACTGTCTTGCTCTTGCCTTGCCAGTTGCTTCTCCGCAAGAACCCCAACCATTTTTCTCAGCCCATTCTATTGCCCTCTTTGCGTTGTTAGTAGCTGACTCAGGATAGTCGGTATAGCTTTCAGCAAACTTGCCACCTGCAAGGATAGCTTTCCATACTTGCATAGCCTTCTCTTCGGTATCGTACACGCAACCGCCTTGTCCGATTTTCCATTTTCCTGAACTGCATTGTGTTACTGGCATAGTTTACTATAAATATACTTTCTGTCTAAATTTATCTCCTCAAAGTTATAGTTCTTTTTGCAGAACTCAAATAGTTTATCTCCGCTTTCCTTTCGCATATCCGCATCGCTTACTAAATCTCGTATATGTTTATACCAATCCTTCTGACTTTTAACGTAATGCACCGGCATATCTAGGTAAGGATTGACATAGCTAACAACGGCAGGATTCTTTTTTGCAGCCGTTTCTAATACTTTAAGATTTGACTTCATAGCGTTAAATTTGTTATCTACCAATGGTATGATTGAAATGTCGCTATCTGTGTAAGCTCCCATATATTCTGTGACCTTTGCATAGTTGTAAATAGTAGGGTTAAGTTTTAGTCCGCAAGTGAACGCATCTATCATTTTATCCCATACCGGCTTCTCGCCATCGTTATACCCGGCTATCACAGTTCTTATATTCATACCTTGCAACCTTTTAAAAGGATGCCTAATTAAATCTAAGTCCCTTTCGTGTGTTCCGCTTCCGGACCAGAATAACCTAATCTTGTCGCTATCTAACTTCTCGTCTCTAAACTGCTCGTCTCCATAAGGTAAAGCGTTTGGTAATATGTGAACGTTTTTATTATATGTACTTATCTCTGTTGCTAGTCTTTCGTGGGTGCAGGTGCAAAGGTCTGCAATTTCTAAATAATTAGTAATCAGTTTAGGTATGTTATTGAGCTTGTATCTTAAATACAACAAATGGCTTTCGCTTAGTTCCCAATAATCATCATTATCTACTACCAACTTAAAGCCGTACTTAGTCCTCCAAGTGTCCATTTGCTTTGCGTGTATCTCGTTAAGCATTCTGTTCATTAGTACAATATCCCACCCCTGCTCTAATAACTCATCATTAAGTACGTCTGTGATAAGCGCATACTCTTTTTCCATATGTACTATTGGCATCATTATCCTGTGAAATCCTACACCCGAATTGGCTGAGGTTATACAAAGTATTCGCATCTTATATTCTTTTGGTTGTGATAGATGTCTTGGTATTTATCCCAGACGCTTTGCGCCCTTGCCAAGCTTTCGTCTTTCATTCGTCTATACTCCGTTCCGTTGCCTACATCGTGTCCTATGTGTTCCGACCTCATATCTGGAAGGTAGTAATTAGTAAAGCCTGATATAGTTGCACGTTCCCCGTAATCTGCATCTTGCATTCCGTATGGGTCATACTCGGTATTGTAACCACCTATCGTGTCTATAAGTTCACGAGTAATAAAGTTATCTCCAT